CAGAAGAAGATGGCTCGTGTCAAGACAAAGGTTAAGGGTAAACTTATTATTAAGGAATATCCAACCAGTGGCGCTGGCGTATCTCACTTCAAGCATCTTATTCAGGAACTAAAGCTAAAGAAGGGCTTCGTTCCTGATGTTATCTATATTGACTATCTGAATATCTGTGCATCATCTAGGATGAAGATGGGGAATAGCGTCAATAGCTATACTTACATCAAGTCTATTGCAGAAGAAATTCGTGGTCTAGCTGTAGAAACAAAGACTGCTATCTTTACCGCTACACAAACAAATCGTGATGGTTATGCATCTAGTGATGTTGACCTCGCAAACACATCAGAAAGCTTTGGCGTTCCTGCTACTGCCGACTTAATGTTTGCTCTTATTGCTACCGAAGAACTTGAAGAAATGCATCAGCTAATGGTGAAAATCCTCAAGAACCGATATGCAGAGAACGGCAAGAAGTTTGTTATTGGTATGGATAGAGCCAAGATGCAGTTGTTCGACGCAGAACAATCTGCACAGGACGATCTCGACAATTCAACTCCTAAGAAGAGGAAGAAGAATAAAGATGTTCCTGTGATGGATGAAACTCAGTATGGCGAACGTTACGAAGAAGACATGAAGGCAACATGGAAAAGCAAAAAGAAGAATTTTGATGATTTCATGGCTTGACAAATAAAATAAGAAATACTATATATGCTTGGCGTTGCCAATGTGGGACGCTTTAATATATCTTGCTTAAATGGAGAAACACATGATGCTTAAGACTTTTTTTAATCAGTATGAAGAATTGATGAAGCTAACTGCAAACCTTAATTCTGATTTGACACATATTCCTTATTATAATATTATTCGTAAGTCTTCTCTTGCGGACAATGGACATATTATCGAGATTGCTCTTCCTGGATTTACAGAAGAAGACATCGATGTGTCTAAGAAGGACAACCGTGTGTCTATTCATGCGAAGCGTTCCGATGCTGGCGAACGTCCGTATGTATATCGTGGTATCAATAAAAACCATTATGCAGTTTCTTTTGTCGTTCCAGATAATAGTATCGTAGACGATGTTACTTTGGAAGATGGTATCTTGAAGATTCTTATTTCCTATGCCACAGATAAGGCAAAGGAAGAATCTATTCCGATCAATTCCAAAAAAGATAAGAAGAAAACCTTTATCCAAGATTAATATATCGATTGACATTTGGTCAAATTGATATATTATAAGTAGATAGACTGTCGTTTAATAAAGACCTCGCGGCTTTGAACCCGATGATGAAGGACACTCCTTCCAGTCTATCTTTAATTTTTATGAAAGAATTGAAATGACCGAGACGCCATCTGTACTTCGTGAAAAGATCACTCATCAAATCTATGAAACTATGCAGAAGACAAAGCCATATCCAAGCAATCAACTTGTTTCTATGCATCAATGTCGTATGGCAGCTATTGCCGTTGTCGATATTATTTTAGAGACAGCGGGTTCAAAGTGAGTTATACTATTCAGGAAATGGAAATGTCTTTAACAGGAAACAAAATGAAAACGACTTTTTTTGTTGATTACTATCTTGAAGAAGGTGGGCGAAAGTCTCGTCAACAAATGCAAGGCAGTTCTACTCTGAACTTAGCTGGATCGACTAGTGATTTTGCTGTTCAAAATTATTTACAAGAACGCCATCAAGGCAAGACTGTGAGTATCATGAACATCAAGTGGTTGTGATGGAAGAAGAATTTTTAGTAACTTGTAATGAGTGTGGAACTGAGTTTGAAGGATTTTTTCATAATCAAGCAAACGACTGCGCTTCTACTTTTTATACTATGACAGGTCCTTATGACAGTACATTATACTTAGTAGCTGGTGGGTTTGGTTCTAAGCTCATTGATTTTGAATCTTGGAAGTTTAATAATGATCCTGGTTTAAACGTGGGCGATACCTTATGTGATTCTTGTATCAAGACATTTCAAGAATCTAGCGAATTAACCCTTTATAGAAACGAGTTGATATAATGAGTAGAGAAGTAGAAATTGACGCTATATTCAGATTGATTGAAAAGCTCAACGAGATGAAAGAAATGGGCGCAGCTCCAAAAGATATTGAAAATTTAGAAGATGATATTGGTAATTTACAAATGAATTCAATTATAGGAGATTTATTCGATGAAGATTAATATTGGCAATGATCATTACGCATTAGAGACTTATGGACTTATTAATAAATATTTTATGAAGAAGTACAATAAGCCATATTTTTCTATGGAAGATAAAGAATTAAGTTTTATCGATAATGTAGTTGTTGCGATTGGCGATACTATTGATAATATTCTAAACGCTACTATCAATAAGATTATCTTCAAGATTCCCAAGAGGGTTAAGGTAAAGATCGAAAAGCACGATGTTTGGGCATTAGATTATACTCTGGCTCTTATTATTGTTCCTGCCCTTAAGAAGCTAAAGGATGCTAAACAAGGTTCTCCATTTGTTGATGATGTTGATGTTCCTGATCATCTGAAGGTCGATCCTTTAGAAGTAAAAGAACACCAATGGGATATCGATAGCCGCTATCATGCTCGTTGGGATTATGTTATCGACGAAATGGTCTGGACATTCGAACAACATGCTATTCAAAATACCTATCTAGAAGATGAGTTCAACACCGACAAAGCAGCATATGATGCTCATTCTGTCAGAATTAAGAATGGAAATCGTCTCTTTGGTAAATATTATAATATGCTTTGGAGTTAATTTATGAATTATTTGTTTACAAGCGAAAGCGTCAGCGAAGGTCATCCAGATAAAGTTGCTGATCTTATTAGTGATTCTATTTTAGATTTAGTCATGAAACATGAAGACACAAGCATGAGATGTGCGTGTGAAACATTAGTTACTACAGATAAAGTAATTTTAGCTGGAGAGTACAAAGGTATTTTAAATCCAGAAGAAGTTGAAAATACAGTTCGTTCTACTATTAAAAATATTGGGTATGAACAATCTGGATTTAATTGGCGCACTGTAGATATTACTAATTTACTACACGGACAGTCAGAAGATATTGCTTTAGGTACTGATAATTTTGGTGCTGGTGATCAGGGTCTTATGTTTGGTTATGCATGTAATGAGACTAAAAATTATATGCCAGCAGCTATTAATTATAGTCACCAGATAATGCAACATCTAACTTCTCTTCGTAAAAATGGACAAACTGAGCTAGGACCAGATTCTAAGGCACAAGTAACTTTAGAGTATGATGACCGTAATAATATTATCGGTATCCGTAAAATCGTATGCTCAACTCAACATAGAGAAGATGTAAAAATTGAACATGTTAGGGAAATAGTAGAAGGTGCTATCCGTAATTTAATTTCTGAAGTAAATTTAAAAAATACTGAATTTCTAATTAATCCTACAGGTAGATTTGTTATCGGTGGTCCAGATGGAGATACTGGTCTGACAGGTAGAAAGATTATCGTAGATACTTACGGAGGCTCTTCTCCTCATGGTGGTGGTGCTTTTAGTGGTAAAGACCCAACAAAAGTAGACAGAAGTGCTGCATACATGGCTCGATACTTAGCTAAGAATATCGTATATAATTGGGCGTATTCTACACCAATGTTTGCTACAGTTCAATTAGCATATGCTATTGGCGTTGCAGAACCAATTAGTGTGAGTGTTAAAGTTAATGGCCAAGAAGATCAACATTTATCTAATTGGATTTCTAAGAATGTTGACTTGACGCCAAAGGGAATTATTGATAAGTTTAAATTGTTCCGTCCCATATATACACAAACTACAAACTATGGTCATTTCGGAAAAACTGAGTTACCTTGGGAATCGTTAGATTTATTTTAATAGTTGAGATATAAAATGGGAACAAAACGAACTACTACTTCGAGTGGAAATTCTAGAAATACATTTAGCCGAAATACAAATGGCAAAACTGTTCAGTCTCATAGTTCAAAAAGTGGAAACATTAGAACTACTTCTAGTAGGCCCAGTAATGGTCCTACTAAGATCACTAAGACTTATACAAATTCATCTGGCTATGTAACAAGGAAAACCATCTCTCCAAAGAAAGTTAGAACGAAGGTTGTAAAGACTAAGGTTATTAAGCCAACTAAGTTCAAAGCTCCACCAAAGACAAAGTTGTATAAGCCAAGAGCAACACCTAGAACTAAAAATGTAAATCGTCGAAGAACCACTAAATCCAAACCGTTATCACTAACAGCAACGGTTTGGATATTTGGTTTTATTTTTTTAGCAATTATACTGTCTCATATCTGATACTATAAATAATGGGTGACTTCTGTTTTTAATATGGATCAAACAGGAGAATAAAATGGTAGAAAAAAATCCAACATTTGGGGAAAGATTAGCTGACCGTGCTGCTAAAACTTTAGGCTCTTGGAGATTTATTGTTTTACAAAGTTGTCTATTGCTTTCTTATATATTGTGGAATACTCTAGGTCCAATAAATTTAAGGTTTGATTCGTTTCCTTTTATATTTTTAAATCTAGCATTATCATTTCAAGCAGCATATTCTGCTCCAATTATTATGATTAGTAACAATAGGCAATCTCAAATTGATCGTGAGCGTTCAATTTCGATATATAGATTAGAGACCTCTGAGCACGAACAATTGTATAAACTTACTGAGCATATTGATAAACACTTTGAAAAAATTCATGAAAAGATCGAAAAACATGGGTTGACAAAAAATGAAGATGTGCTATACTAATGTCAAGGAGTACTTAATGGCAAACGGACTTGATAAGTACGAAGATTATCAACTATGGGTTGATTATGATGAACTGGTGTGTACAGCAAGATATTTCAAAAAGAAAAATCCAAGGATGTCTGGTCATGAAATGATGATGGACATCTACGATTGTCTTTCTACAAAATATGGAATTACTTCTGAACAGGTTGATGAATCTATTAAACGACTAAATTCATACAATAAGAAAACCATCAAACTTCTAAAGAAAATCCTCGACGTTAATCCATTACAGGACTAATATATCATGAAAATATCAGTGGAGCCATACTCAGGACAAAAGAAGCCTACTGAGTATTGGGAAGATAGAGTTAAAAATGCGTTGATATTTTATGGAAGAAAACTATTCACAGAAGAAGAATTTTCTTCCATAGATGTTTCTGTAGTTTTTGATAAAACTTTGGTAAAAGAACAAACAGAAGGTCTATGTACCTGTATTGAATATGATGAAAATCCAAAATACTTTGAAATTTCTTTATCAACCGATAGAAAAGTAATTCTAGAAAAAACACTCGCCCACGAAATAGTTCACATCAAGCAATATGTGAAGAATGAATTAATTGATGTCATTGGTGCAGATAATTCTGTTATGTGGAAAAATCAAATGCATGTTATAAATGACGCCGACGAAGATGCTTACTTTGACAGCCCTTGGGAAATAGAAGCATTTGGGCGTGAGGTTGGGTTGTATAGTAGATATTTCCAATCTCTTGATATTGATACTCGTAAGTCGTATGGTTTAAAGTAGGAGAAATCTGTGATTGATATGAAGAAGAAACGTTCTAGCATTATGACTTTTAAAACATACTATGAAATGAATGAGACAACCAATAATAATAAAAAGTTGTCTAAGAAGATTACATATTATGATCCATCAAAGACAGAACCTTGGATACTCATAGTGAGATAACAATATGCGTGATCCGCATTTAAAAATTCTAAACATATTACAGGTCATGGCAGAAACAGTTCCTGTTGAATTTAGAGGAAGGCTTGCTGCTGCTGTTGTACATAGAAATGAGATACTTTCGTTTGGTGTAAATCAAATGAAGTCACATCCATTTCAACGTCAATATTCTTCTAACGAAGATTCTATCTATCTTCACGCTGAGACTGATGCTATAAAAAATGCATTAAAAAAGCATGATATTGCGACAATTGCAAAATCAAAGCTTTACATTTGCAGAGTAAAGTATGATAATGAGTTTGGGCGTACCCTTCAGTGGGGATTGTCTAAGCCGTGTGCAGGATGCCAAAAAGCTATTGCCACCTTTAATATTAAACATGTGTGTTACACAACAGATGATGGATATAATTGGTTATGAATATTTTTATGTTAGACGAATGTCCCGTACAATCTGCTCAATCGATGGTAGATAGGCACGTTGTTAAGATGATCCTAGAGTCCGCACAACTATTGTCAACTGCACACCGTGTGCTTGATGGTGCGCCTATAGAAGTTACTTTAGAAAAAGATGGCAAGCGCCGTAAGAAAACGGTGTGGATTCTAGGAGACGGACGTAATGACATTCTTTATAGTGCTACTCATATTAATCATCCTTCTGCTATCTGGGCAAGGCAATCCATTAGCAACTATAATTGGTTGGTTGATCATTTGTTTGCTCTTAGTGATGAGTATACCCATCGTTATAATAAGCGCCATGCTACTATGGCTAAGCTTGGGTATCTAATCCAATCCCCACCATTCAATCTAAATGATTGGGATATGACACCAATGCCATCGTGTATGGATAAAGAATACATCATCTCTGATGATCCGATGATTAATTATAGGAATTATTATGTTAAAGGCAAATCACATTTAAAAAAATACACTAAGCGAGATATTCCTTATTGGTGGATTTAATCTAAAGCCTCCTTCGGGGGGCTTTTTTTTGTTGGATTTTAATAAAGATAAATAACTAAAATCATTTCGTAGAGGCGAACCAATGGCTAAGAAATTTTCGGATATTATTAAAGGTAGATTTGAAGCTTCTGGTCAAATCGTAAGAACTGCGTCTGGACAAGAACCCGATGAGATTATCATCAATCCGATGGAATCCGTAATCAATAAAGTTTTTGCCAGAAGTAAGACGAATATAGAAGAAGAACATAGAATTACCGAAACAAATCCTGGTAGCGAAAAAACTCGTTATGCTGTTCGTAAGCATAGTAAGTCTGGTAAACCTATTGGTCAGCCTACTATTTTCACTACTCGTCGTGGCGCTGAAGAACATGTTGCTAGAGTAACTGAGGCAGTTATTCCTACTCCAACTGATAGCGCATTAGGTAAAAGTAAGTTTGGTGTTGATATTGGCATGGACGATCTTGATGGTGACGAAACTCAATTAAAGAGAAGAAGAGCCATGAAAAGAATTAAACAAATTTTTGCATTAGAGAGGGTTCTTGGATTTAGCGACAGGGAATACGAAGACCTAAAAGCTCCTCCAAAAGAACCAAATCCAGAAGTAGCGAAAAAAAGAATTGCTCGTAAACTTGCTAAAAAAACAGAAATTAAGTAGGAGAATATAATGTCAGTGGTTGCAGATAAATTAAAAGTTGTTTTAGCTGATACTTTTGCTATGTATCTTAAAACTCATAACTATCATTGGAATGTAGAAGGCGCAGACTTTCCTCAGTACCATTCATTCTTTGATGGATTATATAATGAGCTTTGGTCAGCCACAGATGCTATCGCAGAACACATTCGTGCCTTGGATGAATATTCTCCTGGCTCATTTTCTCGTTTCTCAGAACTAACAAACATCGAAGACGCTACTACTGTTCCAGATGCCCGATCAATGTTTTCAAGATTGTTGGCAGATAATGAAATTGTACTTAATACACTAAAAGAAGCATATGAAGCTGCTAATGATGCCAACGAAATTGGTCTATCAAACTTCCTACAAGACAGAACAGACACCCATAAGAAGCATGGTTGGATGCTCAGAGCCACCTCCAAGAAATCATAAATAGTAAGAAATTTTAATTAAAAGGACGAACCATGTCATTTTCAGAAGAAGAACTAGAACACGATATCGAAACCATGACCGCCGAAGATTTTGAAGCCAAGTATTCTGGCGTCGATCTTGAAGAAGGTATGGCTAAAAGAGAAAATAAGTTGAAGAAGAATATTGCTACTACTAAACTTGGTATCCAGAAAAATAATTTTGGAAATCCAGAACTTGAAAAAGCTTTTGCTAGAATTGGTTCTGATGGCGGAAGAGCTTATGTAAAAGGTAAGCTACAACAGGGTAGAAAGATTCTTCGTAAGGAAGAAGTTGAACTTGGTGAAGAGCGTAAACCTAGTCCAATTGCAGGTACTCGTTTAGTTTCTACGCATACAGGTAAAGACGGTCGTCGTCATGAAGTTCGTTATAGTAAAGATTATAATGAATATCAAGTTCACCATTATGATCCCAAGGGCAAGCATATGGGCGAAGGTCCAGTTTCATATCATGGCGATGATAAAAAAGATGCTACAATTACTGCTAATTATCACGCAAATAAAGTATCAGAAGATAAAGCACCTTGGATGGGTAAAAATTTAGATAAGCCAGCATATCAGCGTAAGGCTGAATATGAAAAGGCTAAGAAAGAAGGTCAAGGCGGTGGTCCTGCTCTTCATACTGCTAAGAATGAAGAAGTTGAACTCGAAGAAAAGTTAGCTGGTGGCGAAAAAAGTCGTCAAGCTTATGCAGCTCGATATACTCCAACAGGCAAGAAGAAAAAGCCAGAAGTTGAAAAAGAAGCCGAACAGGTTGATGAGTTGTCAAGCAAAACTTATGGTGATTATATTGGTAGCGCCAGTGCAAGTAAAAGTGCTCTTGCTCATGGCATTGGTAAGATTAATCAAAAAGCCGCAACTACAGGCACAACACCTAGAGATCGTGAAGATAGAAACGCTTTAAATAGAAAACACGCACAACGCTCAATAGGTATTGGAAGAGCTGTTAAAAATCTTACCAAAGGTGGGATTGAATTCGAAGAAGAGTGCGCTTCTTGCGAAGAAAAGAAACTTTCACCTAAGCAAATGAAAATTGCAAAGCTTGCTGGTGATCCTAATAAGATCGATGCTGAAGATTTCAAGAAGCTTCGTAAGGAAGAAACACAACGGGTAACTCCAGATACTCTTGTCAGCCGTAATAAGGCAGTTGAGCGTTCAATCATGGAAATTATGGCTACCAATCGTGATCTTCGTCAAGAAGCTAAGATCGCTGCTTTCCAAAAGAACGCAAAGTCACAAGAAAAAGAATAACATGTTCACTATTTCTAATGCTGCTACCATTACTAATAGTGTTGGAGAAACAGTGAAAGAACTAAAGTCTGGGGAAGTACATCAAATTAAACTTCGTACTTCCCCAACTTACAACATTCAAGATTCAATAGTGAAATTGGTCGATCCCGTAACAGAGTCTCGACCTATGTTATTAACAACCTAAATAAATAAAACATAGGAGATAAACATGGCCTTATGGGGTAATTCAGACTATCAAAATAACGCACCTAAGTCTACGACTGTTACGTCAGACCGAGTTGCAAAGAAGAATATAACTGGAGCTGGTAACGTTGCTACAACAACTAGTGTTGCTATGCCTAGTGCAATAACATCGTTCAACAATACAACTGTTGGTGCATTCCAATCATTGTCTGCTATTGGTACATTTGGTGTAACAACCAATGAAACACAACAAGCTGGCGTGAAGGGTAAAGGAGTTTCTCCTGGTTGGGTTAACGTAAGATTTGGAACTGGACCAGTTACAGGGCTTACTATTGGTACTAGTAATGCTACTTTTAATACTACTAGCTTTTCCAACGGCGAAACAGTTGTAATCAGTGGAGGAACTTCAAATGGTTCAGCTACCATAACTACTAACGCCACATCAAACATCGTAAGTTTTTCCGTAACAAACGGTGGCTCTGGCTTTACTAATGCCGCTGCTGTTTCACTTGCCTTTGCTCGTCAAAAGAGAGTAAATTTAATTGTTGTTTCTGGTACTGCAACTGGATATAACAATACTGATATCTTTACTGTTTCTAATGGTATTTCTAATGCTACTGCTTCAGTTTCAACAAATGCAACTGGTGGCACACTAACCTTCACTTTCACAAATCGTGGATTGTTTTCAAACACTGCTGCTAATGCTTCTGCTGTTGTTGCTGTTACCAATGCAACTGGTGGTGCTACTGGTGGTTCTGGCGCAACATTTACTGCTAACTTGACTACAAGTGGAAACACTGGAGCAGTATTAAGTTCAACCTTTACTACAAGAACATTGGGTGGTCGTGCTAATCGTGTTCAATATGAAAATATTGCTTATATTCGTAGCATGGACACAACTGTTGACTCAGAAAATACCGTATTCGCTAATACCTAATATAAAATTGGAGGAGATATGTCAAATATTATTAATATCTCCTCCAATTCTACTTTGTAACTAGTAAAGCAATATTATGAATGAAAAATTAGACGAAACCAATTTCTTATTATATGCCGCAAAATATTATGATAATCCACAATGTTTTGATACTCAAGAGTTTCTTGAAGATTTAAACAGGTTTAGATATATCAAGAGACTTTTAAAACGTTATAAAGAAACTGGTGAGTTAAAAGAACGTCTAATTTTAAACCATATCATTATCATCTATAATGTATTTGGTGTTCTTCCTGCTACGAGAATGTTATTTTTTAAAATGACAAATATGCATTCTGAGCTTAAGCCTTTTCTAGAATTTCTAACTTATATGCCAAGTCGAGTAGAAAATATTGGGTTCATTCCTAAAACATTAATCAGTGCAGATATTCCTTCTGATAAATATGTTGAAGAATGTTTAGCAAAAATATAAAGAGAATAACAATGATGTCTTTCGTAGAATTTATATTGGCAGAAGATGGCGCAGTAGGCGGTGCTCCAGCGACTTCAACTGCTGGTGTAGTTGGTACAGGTGATGATAAGAAGACCGTTGTTGTTCGTCCAGAAATTAGAAACAAGTATAAAGATGATAACGCTGCTTATCAAAAAAACAATACAGACTTAACTGGTATGATGAGACGCATTAATGGTCTCGGTATTAAGTAATGTCTTTGTTTAATCTAATCCCTCTTCCATATAGAATATTAATCATCGCTCTTCTGTGCGGTGGTTTATTTTCGTTTGGATACTTAAAAGGTGCAGATCATTCTAAACAAGCTGAAGCAAAGTATGTTGCTGAACTTAATAAAAAATTAGCTGAAGCACAAATAAAAATAAATAAAAACAATGACGCCGTTGTGACTAAGTATGTTGATAAAGTGGTCACTATTACTAAAAAGGAATATGTTTATGTTAATCTTGCGACCTCAGTTGTTCCTTCTGACCATCTCATGTCTACTGGCTGGGTGCAGCTCCACAACGTCTCTGCAACCAACGGTGATAGTTCTAACGCCGCCAGCTATTCTGATGCAACCCCCACAACCATTAAAGACAATACCGCTCTCGCTATCGTTGTCGAAAACTACGGAATCTGTGAAAAAAACTCCGAACAATTAAGAACTTTACAAGAATGGCTAATAACAACACAAAAAGCATTAGAAGGTAAAATGTAATGGCTGAATTAGAGACCAGAGTCGCGTTACTTGAAAGAGAGCAAACTGGTCTCTCCTCGTTACTTGGACGATTTGATACCACTATAGAAAAATTAGCAGACGTATCAAATTCAATTAAACAGCTATTAGCTGTACACGAGGTTCAATTGAAGAAGCACGACGAAGCAGACGACGAAATTTATATGTTACTAGATGCTCGTCGTGATGAGATCGTGGCTCAAAATAATGTTATGCAACAAAAATTTAATGATCTTCATAATCAAGTTAAATTGGATATTACTTCTGTCGAGACATCTCTTATGTCTGAAATGAAAGATATGAGAAATGACATGCACAAGCGTCATAAAGAATCAGAAAAAAGAACTGCTGTCTTAGAAAGATGGCGTTGGATAGCAATTGGTGTAATCGGCGCTGCCTTCATGTATTTTTCAAAAGTAAATATTTTTTCATTCATCCATTAAAAATCACTTGACAATCACATAAGCACCTGATATACTGGATGCTGAATTAATGATTGGATTTTGTTATGTATTGGGTTGACGTTAAATATGCTATGCAACTTCGTGGACGATTGGACAAGTTCGTTGTCAAGAATCAATCACCACTGCTAATCAATTTCCGTTGCTATCTGTGCGGAGATTCAGAAAAAAACAAAACCAAAGCTCGTGGTTACATGTATGCACAGAAAGACACTGTGCATTATCATTGTCATAACTGTGGCGTGACAAAATCTATATCCAAAGTATTAAAAGAACTTGATCAACTCATGTACAAAGAATACTTGATGGAAACCTTTCAAAATGGAAACCAGAGAAAAGAAGATGCTCCTAGTATTTCTAATCCAAAACCTATATTTAAACGTCCTCCAGCAAACTTGGCTAAACTTAAGAAAGTCTCGCAGCTAGACCCAACCCATCCTGCAAAACTGTATGTGGTCGGCAGAGGTATTCCAACTAAGTATCATCACAAATTATATTTTTGTAGTAAGTTTGTTGCTTGGACAAATAGTATGATACCAAACAAGCTTTCTCCAGAACATGAGCATTCTCGTCTCATTATTCCTTTGTTTGATAAGAATGGAGAAATGTATGGGTATCAGGGTAGAAGTCTAAGTTCAACTTCCAAGATGCGTTACATCACTATTATTCTTGATGAAGATGTGCCAAAGCTATACGGCATGGATACCTGTGATGTTTCAAAGACCCACTATATAACAGAAGGACCAATTGACTCCATGTTCCTAGAAAATTCTATGGCCATGGTTGGGTCGGATGCTCCTTTAACGTGGTTTAATAAAGACACTGCTGTTTTTGTTTATGATAATGAACCTAGAAATAAAGAAATTGTAGCAAAGATAGCTAAGACAATTGCTCGTGGATATAAGGTAGTTATTTGGCCATCTTCTATTGATAAAAAAGATATTAATGATATGGTGATGATAAATCTAGATGTAAATTCTATCGTTAAGGAAAATACGTTTAGCGGACTTGAGGCTATGGCAACGTTAGAAAAATGGAAAAAGTAATGATCGATCCAAATATAGTAGATGCAATCAATAGTGGATTTGCCTTTGTTGGCTCATTTTTTGTTATAGCTAATATTCGTACAATGCTTAAAGATAAAGAACTTAAAGGGTCTTATTGGCTGACACCTTTGTTCTTTTACTGTGGTCAGTTGTGGGGTGCGTACTTCATGTGGACTATGGAAAAGTATTGGTCACTTGCAGGTGCAATAGTTCTCACTAGTCTGAACCTAACTTGGTATGGTATTATGATTTATTATAGGATAAAGGGAAAAAATGACAATAAGTGAAGCAGTAGGATTTGCTCGTAGAACTCTAGCAGAGCATTATAATTTAGTTTTGATTGATGGTAAGATGCATGGTGATATTGAAGCAGCAAATGCTTACAATAAACTAGCATCAGCATTTTGGTATTATGATAACAAAGAAGAATTGGACAAGTATCATGTCTAAGATTTATTGGTGGAAGTGGACTTATATCTATAAGGCATTTGGTCTAAAGTTTCGTATTCGTTATTCTGAAGTTAAGAACAGAATCTTTTGTTCATTAAGGAAAATATAATGTCTAAAGTTGAATTGATTGGTATCACAAAACCATCAGCTATTACTGATTGTAATACGGCAAACGAATTGGTTGCTTGGTGTGCAAGAGTAAGCAACCCAAGTAATCAAAATAATACACAAACAGCAGGAAAACTTGTAAAGTATTTAATTAACAATAAACATTTTAGTCCATTAGAAATGGTACACGTTGTTATGAATATTTCTACAACAAGGGACATTGCACGTCAAATCTTGCGTCATCGTTCATTCTCATTCCAAGAGTATAGCCAGCGTTACGCTGATCCTACCAAGGATTTGGGATTTGTCACACGGGAAGCCAGACTTCAAGACCCAAAGAATCGTCAGAATTCAGTAGAGACTGAAGACTCTCGTCTCGAAGAAGAATGGAATATGAGGCAGCATAAGTCTATGGCTGAAGCTCTCATCTCTTATCGCTGGGCTATTGATAATGGTATTGCGAAGGAAATAGCAAGAAGCGTATTGCCAGAAGGAAATACTGAATCAACTATCATAATGGCTGGTAGTTTGAGAAGTTTTTGGCACTATATTTTAGTCCGTCATCATCCAGCAACACAAAAAGAGCATAGAATTGTTGCTGAACAAATTTCAGATATTATAATGCATCATTTTCCAGATATGCGAGAGTTATTGGAAGAGCAGATTGCAAATAACTACAAAGACGAATCCAACCATTAACGGGTTTATTCGTAGAAAAGTAAACCGCTGCTGGGAAATTATTGGCATTCACTTCCCTGATATTATTGAGGCATTGAAAGATGGCTAGTAGAAACCTCGGCAATAAAAACTTCAAAGGCAAAAAGACATTTGCTTTTATGTATGGAAAGTTTGTCGAAGATATATTTGTAAACTTCAAAGAATCTGTTCTGAAAAAAGAACACACCAAACAAATGAAAGAAGGCGAGTGATGACTAACATTTATACAGCCGAAGTTTGTGAAGGACTCGATGGAGAGCTATATATAGAATTTCCTGATGGTTTGATAAAAGATTTAGGTTGGGATGAAACAACCAAATTGATTTGGGATTTAACAGAAGAAAAGACTACATTGAGAAAGTTGATTGACGATGAAGAAGTATAGAATTAAAGAAAAACTAGATGGATCGTGGAAGGTAGAGCATAAAGGATTTTTAGGGTTCTGGTACGATTCTATTATTGATTATTATGATCGCCCCACACCTAAATGGACATATTATCAATGCAAAGATTATATTAAAAGGCAACACGAGATAGCTACCTTTAAGCCAAAGATCATTTATCCTCCGTTTCCAGATAGTGACCCAAACACTGGTCATGGTGTGTAATGTGAAAGATAAGTTTGTAGATTTTTTTGCAAATATCGCAGAAGAAACCGCAAAGTTGTCTTATGCAAAAAGACTTCAGGTGGGTGCTATTTTAGTTAAGGATGGAAGAATACAATCCATTGGCTATAATGGCACTCCATCTGGGTCTGACAACAAATGCGAAAATGAAGATGGTAGAACAACAGATGATGTAATTCACGCCGAAGAAAACGCCATTTTGAAGATGGCTAAATCTAATGACTCCTCAGATGGTTCTGTGCTTTTTGTGACACATTCTCCATGTATCCATTGTGCTAGGTTGATTTATCTTGCAGGAATTTCAAAAGTGTATTATATTAACGACTATAGATCAAATGATGGTTTAGATTTCCTAAAAAAGGTAAAGCTAGACTATACAAAAGTAGAAAGAAGTAAACTGAATGAGCATTAATGTTGTTAAGCGAGATGGGCATAAAGAGCCATTGGATATCGACAAGATTCATCGTGTCGTTGCTTGGTCGTGTGCCGATCTTTCTGGTGTATCTGCATCTGAAATTGAACTTCAAACTAAAATTCAATTCTATAATGGAATGAAGACTTCTGATATTCAGGAGACTTTAATTAAGGCTGCTGCTGATCTAATCAGCGAAGATGCGCCAAATTATCAATATGTTGCTGGTCGTCTTATCAACTACCATCTCCGTAAGCAAGTTTATGGCACATATGAGCCTGAACCTCTATTGAAGCATTATATTAAAGTGCGCGATCAGAGCTATTATGATCGTGATATGGGTGATATGTATTCTGTCGAAGAGTTTGATGAACTTGATGATTATATAGATCACAATCGTGACAACCTATTGACTTATGCTGCTATGGAACAATTCCGTGGCAAGTATCTAGTAAAAAGCAGGGTTACTGGACAAATCTTTGAAACGCCACAGATGGCTTTCATGTTGATTGCCATGACTCTTTTCCAAAATTACACAACAGACCGCATTAAGTGGGTAAAGGAACTTTATGATGCCATTTCTACGTTTGATATTAGTCTCCCCACTCCTATTATGGCAGGTGTGCGGACACCTGACCGCCAATTTAGTTCTTGTGTGCTCATCGAGACTGAAGACTCTTTGGATTCTATTAACGCAACAACGTCAGCAATCGCAAAATACGTTTCACAACGTGCCGGGATCGGTATCGGCGCTGGTCGTATTCGTGCTGTCAATTCTCCTGTTCGTAACGGTGCTACTAGCACTACTGGCGTTATTCCTTACTACAGGTTGTTTCAGTCTGCTGTTAAGTCTTGTTCGCAGGGCGGCATCAGAGGTGGTGCAGCTACTCTCCATGTGCCTCTCTGGCATCTTGAAATTGAAGACATTATTGTTCTAAAGAACAACAAGGGGACAGAAGATAACCGTGTGCGTCACCTAGATTATAGTATTCAACTTAACAAGGTAATGTACGAAAGGCTTCTGACAAATGGCAATATTACTCTTTTCTCTCCTCACGATGTACCTGATATGTATAATTCGTTCTTCACTGATGTCGATAAGTTTAGAACTTTGTACGAAGCAGCCGAAAAGAACCCGAAGCTACGAAAGAAAGTAATTCCTGCTTCTGAACTTTTCTCTGCTTTCATGCAAGAGCGAAAGGAAACTGGTCGTCTCTACTTGATGAATGTCGATCATGTCAATGATCATAGTTCTTTCGTCAAGACAGAAGCACCAATCTATATGTCAAACTTGTGTCAGGAAATTACTCTTCCAACTAAGCCAATTGATAATATACGGGATGAAGAAGGCGAGATTAGCCTATGTACTCTTGCGGCTATTAACTGGGGTAAGATTAAGAAGCCAAGCGACTTTGAAAAGCCATGTACACTTGCTGTCCGTGCCTTGGATGCTTTGCTAGATTATCAGTCTTATCCTGTCGTGGCTGCTCAGAAGAGCACTATGGCTCGTCGTCCTCTTGGTATTGGCATCATTAACTTTGCTTATTGGTTAGCTAAGAATAACAGTAACTATTCTAATCCAAATCTTGATCTAGTTCATGAATATGCAGAAGCATGGTCTTACTATTTGATCAAGGCATCTGTTGATCTTGCTCAAGAGTTTGGCGCATGTTCAAAATCAAATGAAACTAAATACGATGCTCACATTTTCCCTATTGACACGTACAAGAAAGAAGTTGACGAGCTAGCAGAACCAGTTTATAATATGGATTGGCAAGCATTAAGGAACAGGGCTGATTTGTTTAGTATTCGCAATTCAACTCTGATGGCTCTAATGCCTAGTGAAACTTCTTCTCAGATTTCTAATGCTACTAATGGTATTGAACCACCTAGGGCATTGGTATCAGTGAAGCAATCTAAGGATGGTGTACTAAGGCAAGTTGTTCCTGGTATCCAGAAGCTAAAGAATAAGTATGAACTCCTATGGGATCAAAAGTCTCCAGAAGGTTATCTAAAGATTGCTGCCGTTCTACAGAAGTTTATTGACCAAGCTATTTCAGTTAATACTTCTTATAATCCAAGGTTCTATGAAAACGAAGAAATTCCTATGAGTGACTTGCTTCGCCATCTTGTTCTACATTATAAGTGGGGCGGCAAGACACTTTACTACTTTAACACGAACGATAACTCTTCAGACGAATCAGAAGATGCACCATTAGCCATTGGCGATCTTGATGATGAAATTTGTGACGCCTGTAATATTTAAGGAACAAAATGTCAGTATTTGAACTACATAATCAAGACTTTACTAAGAGCACCATGTTTTTTGGTCCGAAAGTAAATATTGCTCGTTATGATAAACAGAAGTATCCCCAATTTGAAAAATTGACTGAGCAGCAACAGGGGTTCTTCTGGCGACCACAGGAAGTCGATTGTTCAAAGGACATTAAGGATTTCAAGACCCTTAGTGATGCACAGAAGCATATCTTTACTTCTAACCTAAAGCGTCAAATCCTTTTGGATTCCGTTCAAGGTAGAGCACCTGTAGAGGCATTTCTTCCTATTTGTTCACTACCAGAAATTGAAAACTGGTTGATTACATGGTCATTCTTTGAAACTATTCACTCTCGGTCTTATACTCATATTATTCGTAATGTATATTCTGATCCATCTAAAGTATTTGACGAGATGTTGGACGTTAAGGAAATTGCAGACTGCGCCAGTGACATCAGCAAATACTACGATGATCTGATTGATATAAATGGTTGGAAATCTGATTGGAGAGCAGATACGCCTTATAGTGGTTCAAATAGAATTGAAAATGAATACAACCACAAGAAAGCTCTCTGGCTCTGCCTCAATGCTGTTAATGCTCTAGAAGGTATTCGTTTCTATGTCTCCTTCGCGTGTTCTTGGGCTTTTGCTGAACTAAAGCAAATGGAAGGCAACGCCAAGATCATCAAGTTCATTGCTCGTGATGAGAATGTCCACCTAGCTTCTACCCAACAGATGCTTAAGTTGCTTCCAAAGGATGATCCTGATTTTGTAAAAATCAAAGAAGAATGTGCTGAAGAAGTTGGACAAATGTTCAATATGGTCATTCAACAAGAAAAGGATTGGGCTAAATACTTGTTCCAAGGTGGTTCTATGATTGGTCTTAACGAAGAGCTTCTATGCGATTACGTTGATTGGATTGCGAACAAGAGAATGCTTGCTATTGGTTTGACTCCATCTGTTAAAGGTGTAAAGTCAAATCCCCTCCCTTGGACACAGAAGTGGATCGGTGGCAGTGAAGTTCAAACAGCGCCACAAGAAGTTGAAATTTCCCAATATATTATTGGGGGACTGAAGAAAGACGTAGACACTACAACCTTTAGTGATATGAGTTTATAACCGAATTAAAAAAGTTAAAAGGATAACAAATGCACTCTACAGAAGTTACTTGTAATATGTGTGATGCAGAATTTGAAATTGTTCCCGCAAACTCAGAAGCAAATGCTCCAATTGAGTATTGTTGCTTCTGCGGTTCCATTCTAGAAAACACAGAAATGAACTCTGAAGACTTCCTTTCAGGAGAAGATTGGGAAGACTAAGTACTTCTTTTATGGAGGTACTGCATGTGGTTATACAACGGTGAAGAAACCCTACAGTTGCCCGAAACAACTGTAGGGTTTGTTTATATTATAACAAACAACCTAACCGATAGAAAATATATTGGAAAGAAGTTGTCTAAGTTTAGTAAGACAAAATACAAAGTCATAACCCAAAAAAATGGCATCAAAAAGAAAAAGAAAATAAAGTCACAGATTGATTCTGATTGGCTAGATTATTATGGTTCGAGTGATGAACTAACGGCAGATGTTGTTAAGTTAGGTAAAGAAAACTTCACACGAGAAATCATTAGGCTGTGTTTCTCTAAAACAGAACTATCATACTATGAAGCAAAGATGCAGTTTGACCACGATGTTCTATTAAGCGACAAGTGGTACAATTCTTGGATCATGGTAAGGGTCAGAAAAACTAAGACCCTAACATTATAATTTGCTAAACTGCATTTTACCTATTGACTTTCTCCTTTTCTTCCTATATACTAAGGGATAGAATGAGGAGGTCTAAATGGAGTTTGTAATTTTTAAGTTTCCTGATCCTGTGAGGGACGGCAACGATAAGGTAGAAGAAACATACTGTGATCTTCTAAGTCGAAAGCGATCTGGAGAAAATTTAAATCCAGAACAACTTGATTGGATGGATTGGGCTAACACCGTTTTAACTCAATAAGGGTTTATCATGATTAAGAGTACAAAAAATAAAAAGCCAATCCGTATGGGATCGCTTGCATCCAAATTGGCTAGCGATAAGTACATGGGTCCAGAACCTATTGTAAAGCACGGTTACAGCCAAAGCGAAATGATCTTTGCCCTTAATTGGTACAATTATATGTACGAATTGAATGATGGTATCGATTGGGTCATGGTTTATATGAAGGCAAATCCGATCTACACGAAGCAACAGGTGAATGATATTCGTCGTGTTGATTTTAAGAAGATTGGTATAACCACAATGTCAATGTGTCGTATTGTTAATAATGGTACGGAAATTGAACAAAGAAGTCTTGATCGTATTCACGAAAAACTAATTTCTAGTTTGGCTGCACGAGTAAAGGTTCCAGAAGCAACTACAACTAAGTCTGTGGTTTCTGTTCAGGATCGTATCCGTGAAAAAACAGACAATGCTATCGCTGAACTAGAAGCAGAGGTTGATACTTTTACAACCAATGATTATAATAGTGAGTTTGATCCTTTTTCCTTTATGAAGACTCATGATCTTAAGGCTGCACAAACCAATAAGATCATTTCTTATTATAAGCCAGTCATTGATGAGTTGGTTTATGCCAAGAAAGAAAAGGAAGGTTATGCTCATATTAATCGAGCGCAACAAACAAGGTTTATCGAGTTTCTGACCAAGATCATCAAGGCAGCAGAATCTATGTCTTATGTCATCAAGGCAACCCGTACTCCCCGTAAGCCAAAAGCCAAGTCTTCCGTTCAAGTAGTTTCAAAGCTAAGTTACGCTAAAGAAAATGCAGAATATAAGATTGCTTCTATTGATCCAGCACAAATCGTTGGAGCAAAGCAACTATGGACCTTTAATCCTAAGTATAATCTATTCACTGCTTATATCAGTGAAGGTGGTCTAAGCGTAAAGGGTACAACCATTCTTGGCTATGACGAAACGTTGTCTATACGAAAGCGTTACAGGAAACCAGAAGAACTTTGTCCGTCTATTCTAAAGGCTACAAAGCCTCAACTAAAGAAGATAGTGAAAGACCTAAATATGTCGAAGGCTGCTGAAGTTCAATTGTCTGGTCGTATCACATCAGACGTAATCCTATTGCGAGTAGAAAAATGACAGAACCAACAAATGTTATCAGATTTCCAACACGAGATAACATTGATGCAGCACAGGTTTCTAGTATAGAAGAAGCCGTAGAAAAGGCAGAAAATGCCAAGGCATATTATTGTGAAATGATTGTCGATGATCTTATGGGTGTGCTATTGGCTAAGTGTCAAATGGCAGGTTATGCAGTTCTAGAAGATGATGAGGGTATCCGCGATTCAATCATGGTCGCGGAAGCCATCACTTCAATGCTATATCGAACACAAAAGATT